CCAAATCCTGCATCGGAGTACAAGTAGTATTCATTTTTTACTTTTTTAGTAGGTGCACCTGAATGCTGATCTATACCTCTTTTATCTACTTCACGGATGAGCTTTAGCTTTCGAGGATCGACATATCTTAATTCTACAACACCTTTCTTTAAATTGTCATTATCAATGATGATGTGATAATTTAATCTGCCATCGACATAAAACTTACTAAACATATCATATGCATTAGTACTAAAGTCTAATATAGAAAGAATATGATAAAATTCTTCAACAATTTTTTCTTTAACCTTTTCAGGTAGTTCAGTCTCTCCAAGAGATATTTCAACCGTCTGTTCATCTAGAGCTACACTAATGGCCTCGTTAACGATATCGTCAACGGCCTGTGCAATTTCTGGTTGCATGGCCATTGATCGGTATTTCGTGATAAGCTCGGATTCAGTTTTCGCCGAACCTTCCATGTCCAAAATGGTGTTATAAAAACCACCAAGCACACTACTATTGACAGTAATTGCGCCGTCATCGTTCTGAGGCTCGACAAAAGAAACAGGCTGACTTTGCTGTTCATCCTCCTGCCTCTTGATCTGAAATCCAAAAATTTTCATTATAAATTCCTAATATTATGTAGTGGAAATTCCAGTTGCGCCCTCTACCTTCCAAAAATCATATTGGAACGTCACTGTAAATTCTTCAATTGTATCACCCGAAGACCAATCCATAGTAATATCACTTACTGTAATTGGATAAAGTCCTTCAAACACATATGTACGTAATGGTGTTCCATCTTTTCCGTATTGTGTAATAAGACCGTTTGATTTATAATCAGAAGGAAGAGATCTCAAATTACTATCGTGTGTATTAATAGCATTTGACCAGGCTTCCATTGAATTACGCACTAAGAAATCTTCATCGTTGATTACAGTCACTGTCCAGTCATCAAATGTTCTATCACCTGCGTATTTTACCTGACGACCAAAATATGGCACGGTAAACCCTCCAAGATTAGAAGCCGGCAATGCGGCTGTTTTAACCATGAAAGGCATCTTAAAGTCGGCTTCAGGGGCAACAGGATTTAGAATTTGAACTTGGAAAAGAGTTGGACGAGCACCACCACCTACTAGCTGTGATTTGAACTCGTTAATATTAAATGCCATTTTCGTATTCTCCTTTTATTTAATATTTATTAAGAAATCGAGCCAACAATTTCTTCAAACTCAATTCCCGTTCTTGTAGCAACAAATGTAAGTTCGATTACATTGATTGAACGAGCAGGCTTAATGAAGATATTTGCTCTAAATTTACCCTGATCGATAATGGCAGGAGTGTTTACGGTTGTGTCTGAAATTACTCTGAAGTCGATGATTCCGCGCCGACCTTGAATTTCTCTCAAAAACGGCTCAACAATATTTCTGAACTGTGTCTGAGAAAATTCGTCGTTTAATTCAAACAAGAATGATTGAGCAGCATTTGCAATTGCTTTTTCAACAGCAATAAACAATCTACGAACGTTCAATCTGTCAAACGCACTTGGAAGACCAAGACCAGTTTTATCTCCAAATAGAACAATACCTTGTCCTATCTGTGACATTACTGGGTTGACATCAGATGAATATAACTGATCACGCTGTGCCTTGTTAGGATTAAATGCAAGCTTGACAATATTCTTAATTACACCTTTACGGAAACCTGCTGGAGATTCAAAAGGTTCAACTCGAGAAGCAAGTCCAGCCACATCACCATTCAGTGGCACCCAACGATACTTGTCATTGTACTTGTCGTAACGATACTTGTATCCTGAATCCATGAACCAGTAAGAACTGTTCTGAAGTTTGTTACGATAAGCAACAACATTTGAAAGTTGAGTGTTTGTTTTATTCTCGTCTACGACATCTGCCTTAGATGGTGATAGGAATGCAACTGTATCTCTTCTATAATCAGCAATATTAGAAATGATATAATTTGCTATCGTTGCGGCCTGGTCACCTTTACCTTGAAGAACAAATGCAACATCGATTTCATTAGCATTCTGAAACAAATCATAACCTGCAGCAAGTGGTGCTAGCGTTGTAGCAGTTTCAGTTGTTCCGTCTGTACCACCTGCTAATACTTCATATTCTGAAGTAGATGTTTCAAAATGGCTTGTATTAGCAACTTGTACCCAAGCAGATCGATTCCCGATCACATCTACATAATAGTTTGTAGTTCCGTCTGACAATGCTGCACCTGAGGATGTAGAAACATCTGAATAAATTTCTACAATTCCAGCTGCTTCTCCAGTAATATCACCGACAGTATCAATTACTGCAATATGATAATTATTTGTTTGTGGAGCTTTACCGAATAGTCTCGCGTATTTCCACTTTCTTGCAAATGACATTGTGTTGAGATCAGTTGCTGCCAGTCTATAGCTTGGAGAAAATACAATACTATATGAATATGCTGCAAGTGTAGCACTGTTTGCCGTTTCTTCACCGTCGGCATCAAGTCCGGTTTCTGTAATAGACACAACTGAGACTTCCTGATAACCGACCGAATCGTTACCAAGAACTAACGTGTCACCAGCCTCAACATTAGCAACAGTGATTCTGTCCGCTGGAAGCAATTCAAAAGTAGTAGATGTTGCGTTAAACGCAATTGACTGATCTATTTGAGTATTACCTGTAAGCTTTGAAGAAGAAATATCACCAACTTCTACAAGAGTTTCTTCAAAACGAGAACCTTTAACATAAGCAACCTCAAGTGAGTTACCTAGTGCTCCTGGATAAAGAGCATCAAATGCTCCGAATGTATGTAACTGTGTGTTAGCACTTGAGGTATCAGAAGCAGATGCAGCGACGGATCCATTATCTACACGAACAACCCAGAGAGCAGTCGAGTAAGCAAGATAGTCAGCAGCTACAAAAAATGTTTCATAATTATTATCGTTTGGCTTGCCAAAACGACTTATTAATTCATTCTCAGATGAAACTAAAACTGTTTCACCAATCGGACCCCATCTAAAAACACCCGCGATTGCAGCAGGCGGCGTTGCGATGGCTGGAACCGCTGCGGATGCGTCCACCTCACGAACGATTACGGAAGGACTTACGGAAAAAGCCATATTATTCTCCTTTAATATTACCTATTTAAAAC